GGCCATGCAGTATTGGCGGCAATCAGCCACGCCTGCGGGACTAACGGCATCCCAGCCATTTTTTATGTGGACAACGGCAAAGGCTATAAAAACAGCCTGATGACGGATGAGGCCACGGGGCTGATGGGCAGAATCGGCACCACCATGATGCACTCGCTGCCCTACAGCTCGCAAGCTCGCGGGGTGATTGAGCGGTTGCATCAAACGGTGTGGGTGGATGCGGCCAAGAGCCTGGCCAGCTATATGGGCGAGGACATGGACGATGAGGCTAGGCAAGAGGTGCACAAGGCCAGCCGCAAGGCGGGGCAAGTAGCCTTAAAAACGGTGCCGGCTTTAGCCAATATCGCTTCGCTTCAGGCCAGCCCGCTGCCGACATGGCGTGATTTTGTCGTTTTTTGTGCACAGCGGGTGGAGTGGTACAACAACCGCCCGCACCGCAGCCTGCCCAAGGTGCTGGATGTGAGCGGCAAGCGCCGCCACATGACGCCTAACGAGATGTGGGCGCTGAAAGTGGCCGAGGGCGCGGAAATCTTGCGGGTGGATGAGGCAGACAAGCAAACATTGTTTATGCCGCAAAAAATGTGCACGGTTGAGCGCGAGCGGGTGCGGCTGCACCGCAATTATTACTACAGCACCGCGCTGCAGGAATACAACGGCGAGCGCATGCGGGTGGCCTACGACATCCACGATGCTGATTTTGTGTGGATATATGACGATGTGGGGCGCTTTGTGGCCAAGGCCGAATGGAACGCCAACAACATCGACTATATGCCCAAAACGGTGCGCGAGCAGGCAAAGGAAAAACGTGTGGACGCGCAGCTTAAGCGAATCGCCAAGAAAGGGGCGGATATTGAAGCAGCGCGGCCGGTGCGGGTGATTGAGCATCAAACCAGCGTGAATTTGGGCGGTGTGGTGCTCAATATGGCCGAAATCAGGCAGCGCGGCGAGGCTTTGGCGGCAATTAAGCCGCGCGCCGATGATGTGGATGCGGTGGTGGTTGAGAGGCCGTCTGAAACGGAAAAAGCTGATGATGGCTGGCAAGTGCCGGCCACGGCTCAAGAGCGTTTTGAGCTTTATCAGCGCCTGCAACATGCGGCAGATTTGCCCGAAAAAGCCGCCACATGGGTGCGGCTCTATCCGGGCTGTGTGGAGTATCGGGCTTTGAGCAAACGCGCTCAAGCTATGTAGTTTAGGTGCGCGGGGCGGCAACCCCGCGCGGTGTTAAACCTGTTTTAAAACCTTTTAAAAACAAATGTAACGAGGACATTATAAATGACAATCGCCAATATCAACAATTTATCGCTGGTGAGCATCGCCATGCAACGGCTGATCAACCGCCAAGACGGCCTGCCGGGGCTGGGCGTGCTTTATGGCCCCTCGGGCTACGGCAAAACCACGGCCACGGTGGCCGTGGCCAATGAAACCCGCGCTTATTATGTGCAGCTGCGAAGCGCATGGAGCAAAAAAACGCTGCTGGAAAAAATCTGTTTTGAAATGGGCTTGCCGCCGGCCAACACGGCAGCGGGCTGCCTTGATTTGATTTGCGAGCAGCTGGCCGCCAGCCAGCGGCCGCTGATTTTGGATGAGGCCGATTATTTGGTGACTAAGGCGGGCATGATTGAGCTGGTGCGCGATATTTATGAGGGCAGCCAAGCGCCGGTGATGCTGGTGGGTGAGGAGATGCTGCCCAATAAGCTTAAACGCTTTGAGCGCTTCCACGGGCGGGTGCTGGCATGGATACCGGCGCAGCCGGTGAGCCTGGACGATGCGGCGGCGCTGGCGGCGCTTTACGCGCCAAACACCGAAATCAGCGCCGAATTGCTGGCGCATTTGGTGGCCGTGGCGCACGGCTCGGTGCGGCGGATTACGGTTAACTTGGTTAACCTCGCTGATTTTGCCGCCACCAACGGCTTATCGATGCTGGGCATGGCCGATATTGCCAAGGCCGAGCTTTATAAGGGCGAGCCGCCCAAGCGGGGGGTGTGAGATGGCGGCAACGCTTAGCAAGCCGCGCAATCAGCGGCAGATTATCTGGGCATGGCTGCGGGCAAACCGCCAGCGCTTTGCCACGGTGGACGAGATAGCCGAGGCCTGCGAGGTGCATTATCAGACGGCCTACGGCTATTTGCGCTGCCTTTTTCGCGGCGGCTATGTGAGCGTGCAGAAAGGCTCGCGCTTTAGCCGCCGACAGGGCTACCGGCTGGAGCAGGATGGCGGCATCGATGCGCCGAGGCTGGCCGCCGATGGCAGCCCGGTTAAAGACAATGCGCCCGAGGCAATGTGGCGCACCATCAAGATTTTAAGGCGTTTTACCCTGCCCGAATTGGTGGGCAATGTGGGCATGACGCACAAAATCACCCTCAATAACGCCGCCTACTACACCCACGCGCTGGAGCGGGCAGGCTACCTTAAAAATATCGGCACCGAGCGCAAAAAGCTTTTTGTGTTGATTAACAACACCGGCGCCAAAGCGCCGCAAGTGATGGCGGTGGCCGAAGTTTACGACCCGAATTTAGACGAGATTGTATTAAGGGATGTACCTGATTATGACTGACACATTAGATTGGCGCGCTTTGCTTGATGAGGCAACAAGCAAAAACTCACAGCGCGAAGTCGCCGAGCGTTTGGGCTACAGCCACACGACATTAAATCTGATTACCAATGGTAAATATGGCGGCAAAACCGATAAATTTGCCGCGCGTGTGATTGAGGTATACGGCGTGGTGGACTGCCCGCACCTAAAAACCAAAATTTTGCTCTCGCAATGCCGCACCACCGCGCACGGCAAAGCGCCCACCCACAACCCCACCAAAATGGCGCACTGGCGAGCCTGCCAGCGCTGCCCGCATAAAGGAGACGAGGAATGACTTATAAACTTTACACATGGCCCGCCGCCATGATGGCGGCGGCGTTGCTGGCCTTTAGCCCCTACGGCTGCGACACCCAGCCGGCTGCCACCCGCGCCGCACAAAAAGCCGTGGCCGCCGTGCAGCTGCAGCAAGATGCCGCCGAGGCCGCTTATCAGGCGCAATACGGGCAGATGAGCGATGCCGAGCTGGTGCGCGGCGATGCGGAGGCACAGCCATGATTTACCGCAGCCGCCGCAAGATAGGTGAGCAGCCGCACCGCCGCCGCAAGCAGGCATTTTGCGCGGTGGTTAAGCCTAAAAACGAGGCTGCGCGCCGCGCTGCCCTGCAAACGGCATTGGCCGAGATAGACGCCAAATTTGGCAAAGGCGCAATCAAAAAAGGAGATGAGATTGAGGCTGATTAAATGGTGGCTGCTGCTTACGGGCTTGTTTGCCACGGCCGCTTTTGGCGGCACATGGCTGGGAATGCAACTGGCATTAAATATGTTGGGCTAAAAAAATTTTGCCTATTGAAATAAACAAGTAATTGATTATAAAGGAATATTGAAATGACAGCGTTAGAAATGGATACCGATTTTTTGAATTACGAGGTGGCTTATTTGCGCCGCGTGAAAGATGGCCGCGTGCGCTGCTGCGGCGCCGATTGGAGCAGCCCCGTGCTGGCCGATTTAGAGGGGCAGATGGTGCGCGTGGTGGCTCGTGATAGCTACAACGGGCGCTTTATGGCGATCGAGAGCATGACATTTAACTACATCGGCATCGCGCAGCGGTTGCCTTAACAAGGAGCAAAAAAAATGACTGAAAAAATCTATTTGAATATTTATCGCAGCGGCCATGTGCTGGTGAGTGCGCTGAATGTCTGCGAAATCAAAGGAGTGGTAAACGATGGACAAAAATAAAGCAATCGAAAAAATCAAAAAGTGTTTGGCTTTGGGCAAATCGGCCAACGAGCACGAGGCCGCGCAGGCCTTGAAGCAGGCGCAAGCCTTGATGCGCGAATATGGCATCAGCGATGCAGATGTGGCCTTGTCAGACATCAAAAAACACGCCTGCACGGCTAAAACCGCCAATCAGATACCGGGCTGGCAGGCTTGGCTGGCTAACACCGTTAAGGCGGCTTTTGGCGCCGAGTGGTATTTGGGCGGCGATTGGAATAATGCGCACATTGTGTTTTACGGCGCAGGCAACAAAGCCGAGCTGGCCGCCTACGCCTACAGCGTGTTGCTGCGGCAGCTGCAAAGTGCCCGCCGCGACTATATCGCCACCGCGCTCAAGCGCGTAAAGCTGGCCAAAAACAAAACCTATCGCGCCGATCAGTTTTGTGAGGGTTGGATTGCCGCCGTTTATCACAAGGTGGATAAATTTGCCAATGGCGAGCGCGAGCAGGCGCTGTTGCAGCAATTTGGCGAATCGCTGGGGCTGCGCAAAAGCAAACCGCGCGAAGCCGCACCGAGCAGCAACGCCAAAAAGGCGGCGGATATAGACCGATTTTTGGGCAATCTGCAAGGCAAAAGCGCCCAGCTGCACCATGCCATGGGCGCGGACAAACAACAGATGATCGAGGAGGACGCATGAAATGAGCAATATCGAAATCTATTTAAACGTGCATAAAGACGGCTGGGTGTGCGTGTCGGTGGGCTGCCCTGTTGGTGATGACGATCGGTGGGCGTGCAAGCATTTTGACGGCGCCGAATACACGCCGGTGCAGATTTGGTGTGCGGCTCGTCAGGAATCAACCCACTCGGTGAATGGTTGTCTGTTTGCGCACGGCGTGGCGATGGCAAGAGGTCGAAAAAATAAAGAGGTGGCGGCAGACGCATTTATTTACGGGGTGAGAAAAAGGCTGCAATTTGCCAAGGAAATCGCGCCATGATTACCCGATGCCCCAATTGCGGCGCGGTGGCCAGCCTCGACAGCCTGCTGGCCGGTGAGGATGCTGCCGATCTGCTGGTGATGGTGGCCGCGCTCGATGCCGGTGTGGGCAAGGCGGCATTGCGCTATTTGGGCTTATTCCGCCCGGGCAAAGGCCGGCTCACCTTTAGCCGCTCGGCCAAGCTTTTGGGCGAGCTGATGCCCGATATGCAGCGGCAGGCCGTGAGCCGCGGCGGCGTGGATTATCCCGCGCCGCCTGCGGCTTGGCTTTATGGCTTTCAGACGGCCTTAGAGGCACGCGACACCGGCCGTCTGAAGCTGCCGCTCAAATCACACGGCTGGCTTTATGAGGTGATGGCGGCTTGGGATGGCAGTGGCGTGTTGCCGCAGGAGCAAGCCGCCCCGGCAACAGCACCCGCACCCAAGCCCGGCCAAGCAGCCAGCAAAACGCTGGCGGCAGCGGCAGCGCTGGAGGGCTTGAGACGTGGATAAGCCCAATCGCATCCTGCCTAAAACGGTGTTTAACGAGGTGTTAAATGGCCTATTGATGCTCTTGGCGCTGCGCCTGCCCGGCACGCCCGCCGCTGATGCCATTGCGGCCACGGCGGCGGCGTGGGAAATCGCGCTCACCAGCGGCAAAGCATGGCGCGATGAGGATGCGCCGCGCTTTCAGACGGCCTTTGCCACGCTGGCTGCCACCGCCGAAGCATGGCCGGCACCGGCGGCGCTGCTCAAGGCTATGCCGCCGCCGCCCGAGCCGCTGATGATTGAGTATCGACATCAAAAGCCCAGCGCCGAGCAGCTGCGGCGCAAAGACGAGATAGTGAGCGCGCTCGCCCACACCCTGGCGGAAAAATCGGCCGCATTGGCCGCCACACAGCGGCCATCACTTTATCAGCAATTTTTAAACCGCCGCCAGCAATTGGCGGAATCTGCAAAAAACGAAAGGAAATGACAATGGAAAGCTTTGAAAAAATGGTGGTTGTCGGTTTTATCGATGAGCATTGGGATTTATTTTGTGAATTTTGCCATGAAGCAAAAGGCTTATACGAAGAATCTGAAGTGGATGAAGTATTTGAAAAACTGGAGAAATCAACATGGCTGTAACCAAGAAAACCCGCACCAAAACCGTTGCGCTGGCCGTGGCCGTGCAAAGCCGCGATGAGGCGGTGGAGCAAATCAAGCGCATCGGCGACTTGAGCCGCGCGCGCGAGCGGCTGCAAGCCGATTTTAATGACCAAGTGGCCGAGCTGCAAAAAAAGGTAGACGGCAAAATCGCCCCCATCAGCGCCGAAATCGAAGCGCTCGAAAGCGGCGTGCATGCTTGGGCAACGGCTCACCGCGATGCGCTCACCGATGGCGGCAAGGTTAAATTTGCCGACCTCACCACCGGCATCATCCGCTGGCGCAACAACCCGCCCAAATGCAGCGTGAGCGGCGCGGATGCGGTGATGGCGCTGCTGGAGGCCAACCCCGCGCTGGCGCGCTTTGTGCGCACCAAAAAAGAGGTTAATAAAGACGCGGTGCTCAACGAGCCCGAGTTTTTTGCGGCCAACCCGGTGCCGGGCATCAAGATTGTGCAGGGCAAAGAGTTTTTTGTGATCGAGCCGCACAATCAGGAGGTGGCTTAATGGCTAAGGTAACGATTGTAATCGAGGATTTGCCCGATCAAATGGTGGGCGTGCGCTGCACATCCGAGCCGGATGTGGCCGTGCCTAAAAACATAAGCGTATATAACACGATGGCGCAAAATCTCGCCGTGCATATGGCGATGATGATTGAGAGCTATGCTAGGAGTATTGACGCGCTGACCGATGCGATGAGCGAGGCAGAGTAACAGGCCATCTGAAACGGGCGGGCAGATGCCTGCCCATGAAAGGAGATTTAAAAATGACCAGAGCAGTAACCCTTGATGATTTTATCATGCCCAAATATCGCGGCAAAAACCCCGATGATTACGAGTTTAGAAAAGATGGTGAAATTGTGCGCAAAGACCGCTGGGAAACAGGCATACACCGCATCCGCAATATGCTGGTATATGCCGGCCAAATGCCCGATTCGCCCCAGTTTGAAATCGACGAAGTGGTGAAAGAGGTGGAGATAATGATTGATAATTGGGCGCCGCCCGTCATGGATGCCGAAACGTTGGCCAACACCGAAGCGCTGGCGCGGGAATTTTGCCGCATGGGTGGCTTTGAGGCACCGCCGAAAGATGTGTTGATGCGGCATATAGACCCGGCAAAAAGCCCACACCTTGCCAATTGCTGGGCGAAAGCGGCAACGGCGCAGGAATTTATCACCGGCATTGTGGTTAAAGACTGCCTCGGATTTGATAACAATAAGGATGACGACAATGTGGTTTAAAAACTTAATCATCTACCGCCTGCCCGAGCTGTGGCCGGACGATAAAACCAAGCTGCAAGCCGCGCTGGATGGCGCGCCGTTTGCGCCCTGCACGGGTTTGGATTGGTTTAGCGAGGGCTTTGCCGCGCCGATGCCGTTTGCGCCTGATTTGGTGTTTGCCGCCGGCCGCAGCCAGCGCGTGGCGCTCAAGCGCGAGGATAAGGTGTTGCCCGGCGCGGTGGTGCGCGATTTGCTGGCCGAAAAAGTGGCTGCTATCGAGGCCGCCGAGGCGCGCAATGTCGGCCGCAAAGAAAAGCAGGAATTAAAAGGGCAGATTATCGATGATTTGCTGCCGCGCGCCTTTACCAAGAGCCGCCGCACCGAGGCGCTGTTTGACACCCGGAGCGGCTATCTGATGATTAACGAGGCCTCGGCGCCGCGCGCAGAACGCATGCTCACCAAGCTGCGCGAAGCATTGGGCGGCCTGCAAACGGCCATGCCGCACACGCTCAAACCGCCCACCTACCTAATGACCGAATGGCTGCTGCAAGGCCGCGCAGAGGGCGGCTTTAAGCTGGGCTATAGTGCGCTGCTCAAAGGCGTGGGCGATGTGCCGGACAAAATCAAAATCATCAATAAGCACTTGGATGATGCCGAGGTGGTGCAGCATGTTAAAAACGGCATGCGGGTGGTAGAGCTGGAGCTGGATTGGCGCGAGCAAATCAGCTTTACGCTCACGCAGGATTTTGCGCTTAAACGCATTGTGTTTTTAGACCGCGTGCAAGAGCAGGCCGAGCAAGGCGATGATGCCGCCAGCCTAGCCACCGCCTCGCAAATTTTGATGACGGCCGCGCTGGGCGATATGCTCGACGAGTTTTACCATTTGCTTAGCGGCTGGGTGGATTGATGGCTACCGTGTATATTTGCTTGAGCGACACCGACGATGGCAATGTTGAGGCCACATTGGCATTTAATCCGAGCCTGTCCGAAAACCCCGAAATAGACAACACCACGCCCGCCCAGCACATGGCTGCCCGTATGATGGGTGTGGCCCACCGCGAATTTGGCTTGCTGATTGATGAGCCGGCACAACCGCAAACTAACACTTAGTGTTAATCTGTTATTTGCAACAAAAAGGCCGTCTGAAACCAATCCCCCCGTTTTTGCGGGGGGATTTTTTTGTTTGCTCAAAATCAAATAACACAACATATAGTATAAAATAATGATAAAATCCACATAATTACACAACATATGGTATCCAGCCATGAACCCCAAAGACCAGCGCCGCGCCCTGATTGCCAAAATCAAAATTGCCCAAAAGCAGCTTGATTTGGATGACGACACTTATCGCGCCATGCTCATGCGTGTGGCCGGGGCAAACTCATGCACCAAAATGGATATGCGCCAGCTTGAGGCCGTGTTGGCCGAGCTGGTGGCCAAGGGCTTTGCGCCCACCAAAAAACACACCGCGCCCAAGCGCCGCAGCTCGGCTGATGCGATGATGGGCAAAATCGGCGCGCTTTTGGCCGATGGCAAAAAGCCTTGGGCCTATGCCCACGCAATGGCCAAGCGCATGTTTGGCGTCGACCGCGTGGAGTGGCTCACCGACGAGCACATGCATAAGCTGGTGGCCGCGCTGCAAATCGCGGCCAACCGCCAAAAGGCCAAGGGGGTTTAGATGCGCCAGCTGATGAGCGAGCAGGATTTTGCCGACATCCGCCACCTGCTGCCCGATAGTGTGCTCGGGCTGATGCAGGTGGCGGGCGAGGAGCACACCTTTACGCTGATCCGCCGCTTTGGCGGCACCAATATCCCCGTGGGCAAAAACTACCAAAAAAGCGGCAAAGCCCTGCATGCCATGCTTGCCGAAGAGGTGGGCGAGGAGGCCGCTTTGCGCATCGGCGCGGCCTATGGCAGCCAGCGCATGGTGTGGATACCCAAATGCGAGCATGCCACGCGCGAGCTGCGCGACCGCTTTATCCGCCGCCGCTTTGACGAGCTCACCGGCGCACCCGATTGCGCCATGGCCTCTTATGCCGCCGTGCGCCTGCTGGCGCGCGAGCACGACCTCACCGAGCGCTGGGTGTGGGCGATTTTAAAAAACACCGACCAGCTGCCCGAAAATAGCGCGCAAAACAGCCTTTTTTGATTTTCTCCAACCACCCCACTTTCCCCGCTTCGGCGGGGCTTTTTTTGCCCGCGTAATCTGCCCGTAGTGAATAGGGGCAAGCCTGCCGGCGGCGGCGGGTGCGGCATGATTGAGCCTGATAAAACAGACATTAAACCGTGTTTAAAAATCGTTTAAAAAAAGTTTGAAAGGGCTTTATGAGCAAAAAAATCATCACCCTTACCGCCGGCCACAGCAATAACGACCCGGGCGCGGTAAACGGCAGCGACCGCGAGGCCGATTTGGCGCAAGACATGCGCAACATCGTGGCGCAAATCTTGCGCAACGACTACGGCCTCACCGTGCGCACCGATGGCGAGGGCAAAGGCAATCTGCCGCTGCGCGATGCCGTCAAGCTGATTGCCGGCAGCGATTTGGCCATTGAGTTTCATACCAACGCGGCCGCCAGCAAGGTGGCCACGGGCATCGAAGCGCTGGCCTTGCCGCGCCACAAAGCCACCTGCCAGCGCTTGTGTGCGGCGGTGGCGCTGGCCAGCGGCTGGGGCTTGCGCGGCGAGCGCGGCTACAAGCCCGATAATGCCGGCCAACACACGCGCCTGGCTTATGCGCAGGCGGGCGGCATTGTGTTTGAGCCGTTTTTTATCAGCAACGACAAGGATTTGGCCTTGTTTAAGCGCAAAAAATGGCCGATTTGCCGCGCCATTGCCGATGCAATCGCGGCGGAGGTGAGCGCATGAAAATCTTAAAAAACCTCAAATCTTGGTCACTCGCCGCGCTGGCGGCTCTGCTCTCGCCGGCCACGCAAGCCGCTGAAGCGCGCAACCCGAGCCGCTGGCTGCGCACAGGCCCCGCCTACCCGCCGCCGCACTATGGCAAATCGGGCGTGGCCGCCGCCAAACGCGCCGCGCGCAAGCGCCGCCGTAAAGCAAGCCGCTGATGATTATCTTTTTTTTACCGCTGTTTGCCGCCATCGCCTCGGCGCTGTGGGTTGCAGACGGCCTGTGCAGATTGCTGGAGCGCTTATGCAAAAAATAACCGATATGTTTAAAAACCCCACCACCAACAAAATCAGCAGCACCAATATTTTTGTGTGGGTGGTGTTTGTGGCGGCCACTTATAAATTTTTAACCGCGCCGGCAGAAACCGAGCTGATGCTGGCTTATATGGGCGCATCGCTCTCATATTTCGGCGGCCGCCGCTATATCGCGGCCAAGCAGCAAATCGCCGAGGCGGAGATTGCCGGCCATGAATAAGCTGATTGATTGGGCGCTGCCGCTGCTTTATTTGCTCGCCGTGGCCTGCCTGTTGATTTTCGGCGGCTGGAAATGGCGCGATTGGCGCGCCGATGCCGAGATGGCCGCCATGCAGGCCGCACAGGCCGCAGCGCTGGCCGAATCGCAGGCGGCTTATGCCGATGCGCTGGATAAAGCCCGCGCCGCCGAGCGCGCGGCCAATCAGCGCGCTGCCGATATTTCGGCGGCCGCCGCCGCGCAAAGTGACCAAACCCGCGCCAACGTGCGGCAAAAAAAACAAGGGATAGACAATGCGATTAAACAAGATGGCGCTGATTGCGCTGACGGCCTCGGCGCTCACAGCCTGCGGCACTACCGCCAATCGCTCGGCTACGCCGATTAAGGTGGTGGAGCTGCCCGCCAACTTGGAGGATGCCCTGGAGGCC